CTATACAGTGAAAGATCTCGGTTGTTCCAGGAGATTGCCAACTTACGACAACAGTTGGCCTATGCTCAACAAAACAATGGTTCTGCAAGCATTGTTGCAGGAACACAAGCAAGACTGGCCTCTGCACAAGAACTACTAGCAGAAGTTGATGCACAAATACAAGCTGGTGAAAGAGATCAAACTGCAGGAACTGCCAGTTCTGGAAACTTGGTCAGAGATGATCAGTTGGCCACAGCCCCAGGGGCATTACCTCAGGCACCTGACAGTCCACAACAGGTTCTTCAGCCCGACGGGCGAATAGCTACGGCCCCTGACACCTCATCTGGTACTAGTGCTATACAACCGGGCGATTCTGCCCAAGGTACTCCTAATGTAGATCAAGGTCTTGATGCACCAATCAAAACACTGAGTCAAACACAGGCCACCGGCGGTGGCCAAAGTTCAGCTGTTTTTGCTGCCAACGATCCTAGACGTTTAGATATAAATCGTCCAGGCAGTGGAGTAATTCCAGGGCCTGACATAGCAACTCCTCCAGCAAACACCCAAATAGGTGTAGGAGCTCCGGGCGAAGATTCCGGCCAGGCAAGAACTCCAAATGCAACACAGCAAGAAATCAATACAATTTTTAGTAACTCACCGATAACACCGTTGCCAAATGTTCTGGACAAATATGCCAGTTATACCTACGGTGTTTCTCTTTATCTTACTACCAAGGAAGCATATAGAAGTATGGTTTCCACTGGACAAAAAAACTTATCTGGTTGTTGGCTGTTGATGCAAAGTGCTGGTATTCCTACCGGAAGTCGAGTGCCGTATTTTAATAATGATTACTATATTGAAACAGTAAAATTACAATCTAAAATAATAGGCAAAGGAACAGGATCAAATCACAATGTGGTTGACATAGACTTTACTATAACTGAACCCACTGGTATAACTCTTATTCCTAATTTGACCAAGGCAATCCAACAATTTTATCCAGATGTGGCTGCTAAGAAAAGTTTCTCTAGTATAGTGTATCTAATGGTTATAAGATTTTATGGTTACGATCAAAATGGAAATTTAGTTAGAGGCGCCCCAGGCAATCTCAACAGTGCCAACAAGAACACAGATGCCAATGCATTTGTGGAAAAATTCTTTCCACTTCAAATCAAAGATATTAAATTTAAAGTAGGTAGCAAATTAGTCGAATACGATGTCAAGGCTGTAGGACTTCACTACAACATCAACGTGGGTTCCAAACGTGGATCTATACCATACAACATTGAACTCAGCGGTCAGTCCGTAAATGATTTATTAAACGGCTCGTTGGCCATTGCAAACAACCCTAATCAACAGGACGAAGAACGAGATCGAGAAGGATCCAGTAATCCTCCAGCACCAGCCAATGCCGCTGCAATTTCAAGAGGAACTGTTCGTCAAGGATTGATAACCGCCCTTAACAACTATCAACGTGAACTATCAGGGCCGGGCCCAGACTGTCCTTACACATACCCAGACGTTTACTCTGTGGAGTTTGCTACACCGGCATTAAAAAATGCCAAGGTAAAAAAAGCTGGAGGCTTAGAGCGAAGTAAAACCAGCAATGCTGTTGGTCAAACAGCGGCCGATCAAAAGTTAGGCAGTAAACAAAGTGTAGACACCAACAGTCGAACGCAAGGTGCCACTGCTGGTATGCAGATTGTGCAGTTGCTAGATCAAATTGTTCGTAACAGTTCTTATCTTGAAGATCAACAGTTGGTTACCTATGATGAGGCCAGTGGACAATTGTTACGCAACGGAACAGCCGCAAAAAACGTAGCTTGGTTCAAAATTAATCTTCAAGCAACTCCACAATTTGACAAATACGATCCCAAACGAAACGACTTTGCATACAATATCAAATACATCATCAGTCCATACCGTATTGCACAACTTAATAGTGAATATTTTCCTAAACCAACATTTACAGGCGTGCAAAAAGAATACAACTATTGGTTCACTGGCAAAAATACCTCAGTGTTGAACTATGAAGAAACATTGAATAATCTGTATTACATAACGTTGTCAGGTGTAAATTTTAACAAGGCCGCATTTGTTGACACCAGCGGAGTGGCCGCAGACGATCAAATTCAAAAAAGCCACCAAACACGCAGCACAGAAAGCAGTCAAGGAGCCGATGGTAAAACTAACGAACCAATTGCCAATGCTGCCGAACAGATATTGAATCCGGCAGACTTCAAAGAAAGTACGATGACCATTGTGGGTGATCCGGCTTGGCTACAACAAGGTGAGGCGTTTGTTGGTCGTCCTATTGGCAGCTCAGATTATTTTAGTGCTTTTTTAGCTGACGGTACAATAAATTTTGATGCTGGTCAAGTTTTATATCGAATTGCATTTAACTCAGCTGACGATTATAATCTTAACACTGGATTACAAACTGTCACTGGCCAAGCAGTTTCTTCATCTGGATCTGGTACTGATGCAACTGCATTAACCGGTCGCGCAGGCGGCCCGGCGGCAATCAATAGAACATTTATTGCCAAGGAAGTTTACAGCACCTTTTCCAAAGGCAAATTTACACAAGAACTCAAAGGCAGTATATTGTTAGACAAAACCACAGCAGACAATGCCGCGGCCGCGGCCGCTACACAATTTCTTCAACAACAGGCTATCACTGCTCTTAGTTCTAGTAGATTAGGTTCTTCGTTGACTGCTGCGGTTGGTGGGTTTGCAATGCCGGCTTATATACCAACCACGGTGAACGGGGCACTGAGTGCTGTGACAAATTCTGCTGTAAACTATTTGGCGCAAAACGTATTGGGCGGACAATCAACTAGACCGTCTGCTCTGCCAGGTGCCCCTACCAGTGGCAACCAAATAATAGACCTACTAAACAAGAAATTTTCTGCACCATCAAAATTAAACAATGTGGTAAACCAAGGAGATCAAATAACTGTTGTGCAGGACCCATACTATGGATTAACACCTGAACAAATTGAAGCATTGGGTCTTGCTGATCCTACTGATCCGTATATCCGTGCCAGATTGGGCATACCACAAATATCAGAAATTGAAAGACCACCGGTGGTAAACCCACTAAGTAATCAGACCATGGCAGGTACCGATGATTCTGGCGACAGCTCAGCAACCAACGAATATCTGTTTGCAGGAAACGACGAAACACCACGTCTATTGGATGCTCCGCAAAGCACTCCACAAGATTTAAACGATTTTTTTGGATAAAGAATGTCAGAAAATACACAACGAAGTCGCGGACGTCCAGAGAACTACAAATTTGATCGTGGTGGTATGCCTGCGGAAATGGGTCCGTTTATTGGCACGGTGGTCAACAATGTAGACACTACTCGTAGCGGCCGGCTGCAAGTGTATATTGATCAATTTGGAGCTACCAACAAAGACGGCACTCCAAGTCTTGGTGATCCTAGCTTGTGGCGCACAGTGAGTTATTGCCCGCCTTTTTACGGAGCAACTGTGCCATTGGGAACCAGTGCAGGAGTTGGCACATATCCGGGCAACAGCAACAGTTATGGCATGTGGTTTACTCCGCCTGATATTGGAGTTCAAGTTTTGTGTTTCTTTGTAGGCGGCGATCCCGGCAAAGGATATTATGTAGGGTGTGTACCAACAAACGGAATCAATCGTATGATTCCAGCAATTGGTGCAGTTGACACAAAAGAATATGCGTTGTCGGCTTCTGCCAAGGCATCAGGACTGTTCAATGATGCTAAACAATTGCCTGTTATAGAAATTAACGAACTAAACAAAAGCATTAATCAAAATCCCAAGTTTTATGATCAACAAAAACCAGTGCAAAACGTCATTGCTGGTACATTCTTACAACAAGGGTTGATTACTGATACTGTTCGTGGTCCTATAAAAAGTAGTAGCCAACGAGAAAGTCCCAGTTCAGTCTACGGAATCAGCACACCCGGAAAGCCAATATATCAAGGTGGCTTGAAACCAGAAACTATCAAAAAACAATTAGAAACAGGTGCAGTTAAACCGCAAGACATAGTGGTAATTGGTCGTATGGGCGGCCACACTTTGGTTATGGATGACGGAGACCTATCGGGCAAAGATACCTTGGTTCGCATCCGTACAGCCAAAGGACATCAGATAACCATGAGTGACGATGGCAATTGTTTTTATATCTGTCATGCCAATGGACAAAGCTGGATTGAATTAGGACAAAATGGAACCATAGATCTTTACAGCACCAACTCGGTCAATGTCAGAACACAAGGCACACTAAACTTACATGCCGACAAAGACATCAACTTGTATGCAGGCGGCAGTATCAAAGCAAAAGCTCAAGCTGAGTTCAAGCTAGAAGGTGTTGCAGGTATAACTATGAACTCCTCTCAAGCAATATCCATGTATGGGCAAACTAAGGTTGGCATACGAAGTGATGGCGCATTGGCATTGCAAAGCAAAACCGGCAGTTGGAATGGTGGAGGAAGTTTAAATTTCAAAGCATCGGTCATTAACTTAAATGGCGGAAAGGCTTCTCCGGTTACCCCAGTGAGATCAATGACTGGATTTAAATTAGCCGATACTAGATGGGTTGAAAATAAAGGCTGGACATCACAACCAGGCGTTTTATCAACGATTGTTACCAGAGCTCCTACTCATGAACCATTTAAAGGACACAACAGTGGAGTTGATGTTACTACTAATTTAAATGATTTGTCGGCCAATGCCATTGCTACATCTACGTCTACTAGCACAGTTACTCTTCCAACTGTGGCAAGTAATACTGACTTAGCCAAAATTGGTTTCAACAGAATAGCAACACGACCAGTTGCAAAGCCGTTGACCAAGGCTGAATTTATTGGAACAACACCAGCAACCTCAACCGTACCGGCGGAAACAGCATGACCACTATACTAACCACAGGACAAGTTACAGCACTCGTAGCTCAGGCTAGAGCAGCGGCCTCTTATACTTCTACAGACATCACTGGAGAATTATTACCAGACTGGTATATTGCCACTAATGGTGAGGCGGTATATGCTGGCCCAGAAATATCTGACAGAGGAATAGGGCTGTATGGACAAACACCGGCTGGATTGGTCTTGGTTGGTTTGTTAAAACCTGCTGCCTTGAGTCTTATGACAGACCCTAGTATGACGTTTGCTGTGTTGAATTCTCCAATATCGTGGACCGGAGCATACAGTATCAATAGTCTGGCAGATTATCTAGATTCTCCTATACTACAAGGACAAGTTCAAGTGGCCTTGTATGATGGAGCATATCAAGGACTTGTTGACTATCAAGTAATACTAGGCGACGAAGACGCTAGATATATTGCTGCTTTCCTGCAACCTGCAGTTAGATATGGCGTGGATGCAGTAGTGTCCTACATTCAAGGAACAGCAGATTCTCAGTTGTTCTCAGCTGTGGAAATTGCAGGTCGCCAGGGAATTTATGCTATAGATTTTGTTGATACCTATGGCGAGGAATTACAGTTAGCGGCAGCACCTGCAAGTTCAAACAATACAGTAATCAGAGATCAAATTGATCAAGCCATTCAAGACATAATTGATAATCCCAAAATACCCACATTAGAATATGCCAATATTGCGGCTATAGAAGCTGATGTTGTTGCCTCGGCCAAAGCCGCTGAGCTAATAGCTGATGTTGGAAACGTAATCATACCTATACCGCCAACCAATGATGACGATGGAACTTTCCGCTTTTCGCGTGGGTCAAGACGAGGTTAAATACTAGACTATGCCAACATTTATTGGATTTAATACTCAGGATCAATACAAAAAGTTTACATTGTTAGATGAAGACTTGGTCAAGCGCGACTTGTTAAACGGCCTAAACATTAGACAAGGTCAATTGCCAGGTCGTCCACAATTTGGCACTACACTGTGGGAAAATTTATTTGAAAATCAGTCACCTGCGTTGGTTACTGCTATAGAAAATGAAATTCAACGAGTTGCTGGTTATGATCCACGTATACAGATATTTGAGACACAGGTTTTTCCGCAAGAAAATGGAATATTAATACAGGTGCAATTGGCTGTGGTTCCTAACTCCACTGCACAACAACTGAGTATATTTTTTAATCAGCAACAGCGCCGCGCAAGCTATGTTTAACTGAGCCGTTTTTGATTTCCATAAATACAAGAACACAGGATCATTATGGCATCTACAACTAGACAAACAGTAATTTTTGGCGTTGAGGATTGGAAAAGAATCTATCAAACGTACCAAGAGGCGGATTTTCAAAGTTATGACTTTGAAACCTTACGCAAAAGTTTTGTAGATTATCTGCGCCTATACTATCCAGAAACATTCAACGATTACATTGAAAGTTCAGAATTTATTGCCTTGCTAGACGTAATGGCCTTTATGGGTCAAAGTTTGGCATTTCGCACCGATTTAAACACACGTGAAAACTATATTGACAGTGCTGAACGTAGAGACAGTGTGGTCCGTTTGGCCAATTTGGTCAGCTACACGCCTAAACGCAACATAGAAGCAAGTGGTTATCTCAAAGTATTTTCAGTCTCAACCACAGAAGATGTCACTGACATTAACGGTATTGACCTGGCCAACGTAACAGTCAACTGGGCCGACCCTACAAACTTTAGCTGGCAAGAACAGTTCACAGCTATTATCAATGCAGCGTTGATTGATGCACAAAGAGTGGGTGTTCCAGGTGCCCGGGCCACAATCCTTGGAGTTGACACCGCAGAGTATAGTATTAATCTTGTACCCGGTTACTTGCCAGTGGTACCGTATACTGCCACAGTTGACGGAATTAACATGCCATTTGAAGCAGTTACTTCTACAATCATAGGACAAGAATATGTGTATGAACCTAGTCCTAGACCCAGTGGACGATTTAACATATTATTCCGCAATGATCAATTGGGATTTTCTAGTGCCAACACTGGATATTTTTTCTTGTTCAAACAAGGCACATTACAGAATCAAGATTTTAACCTGGCCGACCGTGTCAGCAATCGCACAGTAGATATCAATATTGAGGGTGTCAACAACACCGATGTTTGGCTGTATCAACTAGACAACGTGGGCAGCATTGCCACTGAATGGACCTATGTTCCCAGTGTGTATGGTGTTGCCGCAGAACAAACATCTCCTGGAGCTCGTCCCTTGTTTAGTGTGACCAGCAGAACCAACGATCAAATAACTTTAACATTTGGCGACGGAGTGTTTAGTGAAATTCCGGTTGGAACATTCCGCAACTATGTTCGTGCAAGTAATGGATTACAATACATCATCAATCCACAAGAAATGCAAAGTATTGCTATACCTATTAGCTATGTGAGTCGTACTGGACAGCTACAAACTTTGACATTCACTTGCGGAATTACAACGCCAGTGTCAAACGCACAGCCACGCGAAACTCTTGCTCAAATCAAAGCCAATGCTCCTGCAAGATACTACACACAAAATCGTATGGTCAATGGCGAAGATTATAATAATTTTCCGCACACTGCTTACAACTCAATTTTAAAAAGCAAAGCACTGAATCGTGCCAGTATTGGGGTCAGCCGTTATCTTGACCTAGTAGACAACACTGGGAAATATTCCAGCACCAACACTTTCAGCAGTGACGGAGCCTTGTATCAAAATTACAGCTTGCCTACTTTCCAATTCATTACACAAACCACTAACGAAACCAATAGTGTTATTTTGAACGAAGTTCAACCGTTGCTGGCCAGAAGCCAAGCACAACAATTTTATTACGCACAATTTCCAAGAGCTGAGTTAACTTCGTCGTTGATAACTTGGCGTCTTAGCACAAGTCAAGCTGGCAGTGCCACTGGCTACTTTGTAAACTCATTAGGAAATCCAGTAGCAATCAACGGCACTACATCGTCTAACGCTAGATATATCACTGTAGGAAGTCTTGTAAAATTTGTTGCACCAGCAGGCTATTACTTTGATGCCAACAATCGTTTACAAGTTGGCTCTCCAACCCTGGCAGACGAAAAACTCACTATTTGGTCTAGTCCTTTGGAAATATATCTTGATGGAACTAATCAAGGCGAAGGCAATTTTCCTAGTGGACTAGGTCCTGTTGTGATAAACGACTATGTGCCTACTGGTGCAATAGCTGTTCAAGTCATACCTATTTTTGTTAAAGAAATACCAAATAGTTTGCAAACCAGTATGGCCGAGCAAATTACTTTAAAAAGAAACTTTGGTCTAGGCTACGATAGTCTAGGCACAATCACCGGAACCTCTGGCACATGGTATCTAATAACCACAACAAATTTGGATGTTGATGCACCGTGGAGTCAAGCCAATGCTGGCAATACCACTGGTGCAGGACTGGATGCAAGTTGGTTTATTGAATTTGTGTTCAACAGCGGATTTTATACTGTGAGTTTCCGTGCGCTTGATTATTATTTTGGAAGTGTAACTCAAACTAGATTTTTCTTCAGCGGCGACCAATTGGTGTATGACAGCAGAACCGGCACAACCATTAGTGACTTTATAAATATGTTGAAAACCAATAGTCAGCCTACATCAGCTGCACCACTGGGGTCAGATATTGTAACCAAGATTGTGGGACAACCTATACAAATTGATGGACTAGTTGATGATTATCAAGTGTTGGTATCATTCTCTGACAGAAACAACGATGGCACTCCAGATAACCCAGATTTCTTCCAAGAAGTTGTTGGACCGGTACCTAACCCAGCATCGGCTGTGAGCCCGTGGGTGTTTTTAAAACGCATTGTAGATTTTGATAATTTGCAAAGATATGTGTTGATTGATTCGGGCATAGTCAACAGTCAGTATGCTACAGAAAATGATGTGTTAGCAGTTCTAGCTGAATATGTTCCGGGTCAAGTATTTTACACCTATACAGCCGATGCATTTTATATACTGGTAGCGGATGTTACAACCGGTGTTCGCTCGTTGGCAGCAACTGACGAATATATTGCTCAAACTGGACGACAGAACTTGTTTTTCCAATACAGACACAATAGTCCGTTGACCAACCGAATTGATCCAGGTACTACCAATATCATTGACGTGTATGTAGTGACCAACGAATACTATATAGCTTACACAAATTATATTCAAGATACTACAAACACAGTTACGGAGCCTCAACCACCAACGCTGGATTTTTTAAACACTGCTTACGCTGGATTGAACAATTATAAAATGTTATCAGACACTATGATCATGAACAGTGTGCAATTTCAGCCGTTGTTTGGAGCCAAGGCCTTGCCCGAACTTCAAGCAACAATTAAAGTTATACGTGCGGCACAGAGCGTGGCCAGCACTAGTGAAATTCAAAACTTGGTAGTGCAATATCTCAATCAATATTTTAGTTTGGATCTATGGGACTTTGGTGACACATTCTATTTCTCAGAGTTGTCAGGTTTCTTGCATGACAAGTTGGCTGGCATTGTGAGTAGCGTAGTTTTGGTTCCTCTTAATCAGGATAAGTATTTTGGAAGCCTATACGAGATTCGTTGTGCCCCAAATCAAATATTTGTGAACGGAGCCACTGTGCAAAATGTTGAAGTAATTACTGCATTGACTAGTACCAATATACGAACTGCTCCGGGCAGCGGAGTAATTTAATGGCTCGTACCAGATCAGTAGATTTCTTACCAGAAATCTTTCAAACCTCTACCAACAGACAAGTGTTAGCTGCAACCTTGGATCAAATGATCCAGGAACCTCAGCTGAAGCAAATACAAGGATTTGTAGGACGACGTGTTGGTCCTGGAGTTATTCCGGGAGATTATTATGTTGCAGAACCCACAGCAACTCGAACCAATTATCAACTTGAGCCAGGTGTGGTCCAAATTGATCCAACCGATAGTAAAAAAGTAATTGATGCCATAACATATCCTGGCATAACAGATGCTTTAAATCTACAAGGCGCAGTTACTCAGAACGCTGATCAGCTTTACACCAGCGAGTATTATGCATGGGATCCGTTTGTAGATTTTGACAAGTATGTAAATTATGCACAGTATTATTGGTTACCTGGTGGTCCAGATGCTGTTGATGTGTTTACAGGAGCAAAACCTCTTACCGACAATTTTGTAGTTACTAGAGCCAATGGCAATTATACATTTTCAGGCGAGTCCGGAGAGGATCCCACTTTAACATTGGTGCGCGGTGGCAGTTACACATTTCAAATAGCGCAAAATCAAGCCAGCAGTGTCAATTTCCGTGTATCAAATCAAGGTACCAGTGCGTGGGTAATTGATTATGTAAATAATCCCACGTTGACTTTGGTGCGCGGCAACACCTATACATTTACATTGGTATCAACTCCAGCATTGCCGTTCTATATCAAAACACAACAAACGTTGGGCATTAACAATTTGTTCACGGAAGGTGTAACCAACAATGGTGCCGCCACAGGAACAATAACTTTTGTTGTGCCGCAAAATGCACCTGACACATTATACTACAACAATCCTACACAGATGAACATGCAAGGCGTGTTTAATATTGTAGATGCTAATCCTGGCACTGGTCCAAATTTTTGGATTCAAACAAGTCCTGGCGTAAACGGTCGCATACCTGCTACACCTAATATCAGCAGTCGACTTGGTCCAGTAAATGGAGTAACCAACAATGGCATTGATCTTGGCACAATAACTTTTGAAGTTCCATCAAAAAATGATCAAGATTTTTATTATAGTCTTCCTTATATCAATACCAATGGCGGCCTAGTAAATCTTATAACTGATTTACAATTTGATCAACTTAACAATGTGTTTGTTGATCAGTTTTTGGCTGAATATCCCAATGGTATTGACGGCATTACCAATTTACAAGGCCGTACTGTTGTGTTTACAGAACCCAACCCAGATCCGTCAGCAGGCGGCTGGTTGGTTAAATCACAGTTTGATCCGTTGGTCAGAACAGCACCGCCTACAACCCCAGTGATAGCAGGTCCGGGATCTTTTGATAGCTTAGAATTTGATCAGACTACACCAATTGCAGATGTGGCAATTCAGCGCAGCGTTTGGCAAATACAATATGTAACTGCTGATGGTGGCGGCCAGTATATGCGCTTGACCAGCATATACGACATACCGGATTTGTATAAATTCAATATTCAATTTGGTGAAGTATATTCTAGCACCAGTTGGTACAAAGACGAAAATGGTGCTTTTGAACAAATTCCGTTGTTGGCAGCAATTCAAGATAGACTGTATTATCAAGATGGCATTGATCCTGGTATATTTGGCGAAATAAATGTTATTGATCAAAGTGCCGCTGACTCGTTGGATATTTTAGCTATACTTGGCAAGAAAAATTATACCAGCCCCAATGGTGTAGTGTTTACCAATGGACTCAAAGTTCAATTCAATGGATCAGTGGTCCCTGCTAGTTATCAAGGAAATAGCTATTATGTTGAAGGGGTGGGTACGGCTATACAATTGTTGCCAGTTACAGATTTTGTAACACCTGAAACGTATACACAAAGTGCCTCGGTACCATACGACAGCACTCTTTATGATTTTGGAAATTACGATGCCAGTTTGAATCAACCAGCACAACCGGATTATTTGACAATTAATCGCGCAAGTCCTGATTTAAACCCATGGACTCGCAGTAACCGCTGGTTTCATGTCAGCGTAATTGAGCAGTCAGCTGCATACAACAACAGTGTATTAATTGTAGACAATGCACTTCGAGCTCGTCGACCTATATTGGAATTCCGCGGCGGAACCAGGTTAATTGATTTTGGCACCAAAGGCAAACAACCAGTAGACATTATTGATTTGACAAACACAGATGCGTTCAGCACAGTCAACGGCGCTACTGGCTACGGTGTTGATGGATATAACTTAATAAACGGTAGTCGCATTATATTTGCCGCAGACATTGACCCAGATGTGCGTGATAAAATATATGTGGTAGAATTTATTACACCCGACACAGTACCTCCGTTAATTGCTGAACCAGTGATCAATCTAGTACCAGCAACAGATGCAGATGTATTGGTTGATAATAATACAGTATGTCTTAGCGGAAATACATTGCAAGGTAAAAGTTTTTGGTTTGACGGAGTTAACTGGATTCAGAGTCAACAAAAGATTTCAGCCAACCAAGCACCTTTGTTTAACATATACGATACCAACGGTGTAAGTTTTTCTGATCCTGTTGTGTATCCTAGTAGCAATTTTAGAGGTTCTAAATTATTTTCTTATGCTCCGTCTAGCAATGGCAAAGATCCTGTATTAGGGTTTGCTATCAAGTATCTAAGTTTGTCAAACATTGGCGACATAGTGTTTGACAATAATTTATACACTGACACTTTTAACTATACTGTAGACAGTGTGGGATATACTAAAAATATTAGTCTAGGGTTTGTTCGCGAGTACCAAGATCGAGTTACTTACCAGCGTGAGTTGGGCTGGCAAACTGCTGCAGTTCCAAGCCGCGCAAGACAACAATTTCAATTTAACTATGATGGCACTCCACTACAACTTGATGTTGCAGCCTTGCCTAGCACAGTAATTCCTAGCGTTCAATTATATGTAAGCAGTGAATTCCAAGAATCCTACAAATATTCTGTAGCAACCACGGCTGACAGCACAACAATAACCTGGACAGATACAACCTACAACAATGGCACAGCATTTGCCATCGGTGACATTGTTGAAGTTCTTGTGTTGAGTGACCAGTCTAGTAAAGTGGCATTTTATCAAGTGCCTACCAATCTTGAAAACAATCCACTCAACGTCAACAGCCCTTACTTCACAGTTGGCACAGCCAGAACACACTACGAATCAATCTGTGAAAACCTATTAGATTTAGTTGGGCCAATCAACGGTAACAACAACACTCGAGACCTTGGTAATATAGTACCTTACGGCACTAACATTATACAAAATAGTGCGCCAATGACTTTGGCTGGATATTTTATGAGGTCAAAACAGTATAATATTTTTGACTCACTGGCCTATAGCAGCAGAGAATATGAACAGTATAAAGCACAATTGTTAAATGCAGTTGTAACAACCGATTACACAAATTATACAATTCCAGCCATGCTGACAGCAGTTGTTACACAGTTGGTTGCTGGGCGTACCCAGGTCAATCCGTTCTACTGGACAGATATGTTGCCGGCCAATCCGGTGTATACTGCAACCACAACAACCTATTCGCTGATATCAACACCTGTATTCAATCTCAACACTACCTACGACTTTACCAGTTCAAATTATCAAAGTGTATTGGTCTATGTCAATGACGTTCTTTTGCAAACCAATTATGACTATGTTGTAAGCACAGACTCTCCGTCACTGACCATAACCGTACCACTTAATGTGGGCGATGTTATAACCATACAAGAATATGCCACTACCTATGGAACGTTTGTACCTAATACTCCTACCAAGTTAGGATTGTATCCTGCGTTCCAGCCCAAGATATATTTGGACACAACCTACGTTAATCCTACATTGGTAATTCAAGGACACGACGGAAGCCTTACCGTGGCATTTGGTGACTTTAGAGATCAGTTGTTGTTGGAATTTGAAACTAGAATTTTCAACAACTTAAAAATTAAATCTGAAGTACCATTGACCTTAACTGATGTTACTCCTGGACAATTTAGATCAACTGGATATAGTTTAGCAGAAATCAACGACATATTGGCACCTAGTTTTTTAAGTTGGCTAGGTTGGAACAAATTAACCTATGCTGAACAAAACTACAATTCTGCAAATCAATTTACATGGAATTACAGTGCTGCAGGTAACAGACTCAGTGGATCAACTACCGGCACCGAATTGCCTTTGCCGGTTGGCGCCTGGCGCGGGATCTATCAATATTTTTACGACACACCAACTCCACAAAGCACACCGTGGGAAATGTTGGGATTCAGTCAAGAGCCCGATTGGTGGACCGAAACATACGGTCCGGCCCCATACACCTCTGGCAACTTGATTCTATGGGAAGATTTGGCCGCAGGCAAAGTGGCAGATCCTGCAGGTGCATATTACCTACCTAAATATGCCCGCCCAGGATTGGTAATGTATGGTGCAGGAAATATTTCAATGCAGAGCGGAGGCTCTGGATATAGTGCTCAAACAACAGTAACTATTTCAAATCCACCGGCTGGCGACTATTCTACTCCAGCCACACTCGGAACACCAGTTATTGTTGGTGGAGTAATTGTGTCAATACCAGTGACCAATCCAGGTCGTGGGTATACTTCTCCGCCAGACATAATTATTAAAGATCTTGGTGGCGGTACTGGCGCCAGAGCATCATGCACTCTCACTCGAGTTCAAGATGTCATACCTGTTGACAGCGAAGGTAATTTATTAAGTCCGTTTTTCAGTGTAGTAGGATTATATGATTCCAGCCAGTGGCAAAAGAGCTGGGTGTTTGGTGATGAAGGACCGGTTGAATATTCATGGCGTACCAGCTCCGCGTTTCCATTTGCAGTCATGCGATTGTTGGCACTTACACGTCCGGCTAAATTCTTTAGTTTGTTTGCTGATAGAGATCTTTACAAGTATGACGCAGATCTTGAACAATACTTATACAATCAACGTTACAGACTTGATGCCAATGGTGTAGAAGTGTATGGCAACGGCCTCAGCAAAGCCAGCTACATTGATTGGATTGTTGATTATAATCGTCAATTGGGCATCAACTCAACAGACAAACTAGCAGAAGATTTGTCCTTGCTTGACGTAAGACTGTGTTATAGAATGGGCACATTTACAGACAAGCAGTATCTTAGTATTATTGCAGAAACATCCAGCCCTGACAGCACAAACAGCAGTCTACTGATACCTGACAACAGCTATAATTTATTGGTATACAAGAACCAACCATTTAGCCAAACTTTGTATAGTGCGGTTGTTATTCAAGTGGTTGACGGAGGCTGGTCAGTTACTGGATATAGCTTAACCAATCCATATTTTGAAATATTGGCCAGCCGAACCGGCGGTCCAACACGGGTTATCACTGCCGGCGGCACAAGAGTCACTGTTCCAACTACCTACACTCAAAATGTTGTGCAGGTACCTTACGGGTATGTGTTTACCAATCAAACAGTTGTGGCTGACTTCTTATTGAGCTATGGTGCTCTATTGGAAAGTCAGGGTCTAGTTTTTGACGCAAGAGAAAACGGCACCACACTAAACTGGAATCAAATGGTTCAAGAGTATCTGTATTGGGCCAACCAAGGATGGATGACAGGCAGTGTAATCAGCCTAAATCCTACTGCTCAAGAGTTGACCCTGGTTACTCCTGAAGCAATTGTTGATTCAATTGTTACGCAGACTCCAGAAAACTTGATTTTAGATCAAAATAGAACCACAATTCCTTCATCTCAGTTGGTGATAGATCGTTACGAAAACACCTTTAAGGTAACCAGCTTAAACGAACAAACAATAAGTTATATTGCCCTGCGCTCGACCAGTTACGAGAGTCTGGTTATTTTAGATAACGTTAGTGTGTTTGGTGACCTATTGTACGATCCAGCCACAGGTGCAAGACAAAGCCGTGTTAACGTTGTAGCAACAGTTGCCGCTGAGTGGAATGGCCAACTAGACGCACAAGGATTTATAAACAACAATACACAAACAGTAAAAGAATGGCAACCTTTGCAGAAATATACCAAAGGCGAAATTGTCATTTACAAAAATAATTATTGGCAAGCTCTTAATATCATTCAACCTTCTACACAGTGGAATCAATCCTTGTGGTCGCAAAGTAATTACACTAGAATACAAAGTGGCCTGCTGCAAAATATTCCATTGCTGGCCAACCAATTGGCCACCAGTTACGATGTTAACCAAGCCAACCTACAAACCGAACAAGATTTATTTGCCTTTGGACTGATTGGATTCAGACCACGTCAGTATATGACTGATTTGAATTTGGGTGATATAAGCCAAGTTAATCTGTATCAACAGTTGATCAAAGACAAAGGCACTCTCAACAGTGTGCGTTTGTTGACCAATACCAATCTCAACAAAGAAACTGCACAGTATCAGGTGTATGAAAATTGGGGAATTCAACGAGGCATATATGGCGCCAATGCCAATCGTAGATTTGTTGAAATGCGACTCAACGAAGCATTGTTAACATCAAATCCAGGAACGGTGCAAATCATTGCTCCTCAAGAAGTTAGTGTAGCCGATCAAACCATATTGTATGAAAATTTATGGAGAGAAAGTTATAATGTAACCAGTCCAGATATTTTCCCAACTGCCATTATGCCAGTTGCTGATTCTGCATTGCCCAGCGCAGGATATGTAAATTTAGAGGATGTAGACATAACAGTGTTTGATCTTGATGGCCAACTGGGGCTAGCTGATGGTGTTTTAAACACCATTGGTATCGGAACCACGGTTTGGGCCGCAAAAAGCAATGCCTACGATTGGAATGTTTATAGATGTACCGAGGTTCCTGGTTATATAAGTTCGGCAGCACCAAATCTCAACGGCACTGCAATTGTAACATTTACCCAACCACCTGGGTTGGTAGTGGGCGATGTCCTTATAATTAGATTTTTAGACCCTACAGTTGACGGAGTATACAATGTAATAGCCTTGCCTGGGCTGACCTCAGTTGCAATAGCTTTAACAATATCAAATACTGTAACCGGCGCCGGTTTGGGATTTAGCCTACAGACCATGCGTGTCAATCAGGCCAGCGATGTGCTAAATCTTCCTTACACAACGGCGCTGGGTCCAGGTGCTAAAGTTTGGGTAGACAACGACGGAACCGGCCACTGGGAAGTTTTGGAAAAAACTGATCCTTTTACTGATGTTGGAGCCATTGCGCCAACAGTGCCAGCTATTGATTCGGGTTACGGTAGTGCTGTTGCACAAGCATATCAAAACATTGTTGCCATGGTAGGAGCCCCAACAGGCGGTAACGAAGGTACTGGTGCAATTTATACCTATGTTAAAGATGTCACTGACAACTATTCTGAAAATTCTATTTTATTGTTGAATGCTGATCAAACTCTTGGCTTTGGCAATGCCATGCAAATAGGATACCAAAATTGGGCTGTAGCAGGTGCCAGCGCAAGTAGAAGTAATCAAGGTTATGCTCTTGCAATATACCGGGTCACTGGCAGCACAGCATTTGAACAAAGTCAATTATTAATTGCGTCTGACGGTGACTACAGCAATGCTGAATTTGGTCACAGTGTGACTATAAGTCAAGACGAGCAATGGATGTATGTGTCAGCTCCGGGACAAAATAAAGTTTATCCATATGGACGTATAACCATACCTGGACAAGCAGCACAATTTATCACTCCGGGCACTTATCGAGTGTACGATGTTGGTGGTATCATTGAATTTGACAACGAATTACAACTGGCAGTGGTATTGAACAACGAATTGTTGACCATTGGCGTTGATTACACTGTGGGCGGCACTGTTGTCAACTTGGCAGGCATTCCGGTAGAAGGCCAAAAATTAATAATAACACGCAAAGTTCAACAAGACTATGTTGGCGACGGAGTTGAAACAGTATTTGATCTAGGACCATTTTTATATACCGCTGACAATATCAATAGTTTTATTGTGTCCGTTAACGAAGTTATACAAGTTCCTAGTTTTGATTATACATTCAGTGCTGCCGGCGATTATCCAATAACATTCACAACTGCACCAGATGCCGACAGTGCAATTAAAATAATAACTGGAACCTATTGGCAACCAATGGATGCTATTGAAGGGCCAGCATCCTCAAGATTTGGATCTGACATTCATACCACCACTGACGGTCGCCAGATTATCATTGGTGCCAGCGCCGACGAATCAGATCCGGGTCTGAATTCTGGATCGGTATATGTATTTGACCGCAGTGTAACACGCTATATTATAAGCAACACCACACAACTCACTTATGCGTTACCAGCGGGCTATCAAGATCCTGTGGCAGTAATTTTAAATAATGTATACTTGACCAACACAGCCCAATATATCAATGGCCAATTCACAGTAACTGGTGGTGATGTAGTATTAGGTGTTGCACTAAATGTAGGTGATGTATTAGAAATTGAAAGTAATATTTTCACTCAAGCTCAAAAGATAATACCAGATGAACCGTATGACGAATCCGCATTTGGTGCTGCTGTTGATATCTGTCCAAATAACTGTAGTATATACATAGGTGCTCCTGTTGACGGAACAGTTTTATTAGCAGCCGGTTCAGTGCAACGAAATGTTAATCAGGCCCGTGTGTATGGAACAATAACATCCACCGACGCAAATCCTACATTAACCGCCGGCAACACCATACGCATCAACAATACGCCGGTGGCAGTGCCTGCTAGTCCAAACAACACTGTTACTGGATTAAAAAATGCTATTATTGCAGCCGCCATACCCAATGTCACTGCCTCTGTTGCCGCTGGATTGTTGACCATTAACATAGTAAATGTTGCGGCTGCCGACGCATTTAATAGATTGACGGTATTACCCGGAATAACTGGCACAGCATTTGACGATCTTGGATTTAACTTGTATGCGTATACCCAAACTATAACCAGTCCAAATCCAAGTGCCAGTGCAAACTTTGGTGCTGCCCTAAACATTGACACAACAGCATTGACCCTAGTGGTTGGTGCACCACGTGGTGATTTATACGAAGCTGTGATTTTTGATAACGGAACTACATATTTTGATGATCGCAGTACCACATTCTTTAACGAGATTTTAGAAAGTGGTGTGGTATATACTTTTGATTATCTGTCCAGCGCCACCGACACAGTTACAAATCCTGGAAATTTTGTCTTTGGTCAACAAGTATATGATAGTCAAACCAGCACCGCGGACCAATGGGGTGCAGCTGTTAATTACACCACCGGTAAACTACTGATAGGAAGTCCAACTGGCGCAGACAATTATGGCCGAGTTGGGCAATTTGTTAACGTAGATCGATTACCAGCGTGGAAGATATTGCGTCGCCAGCAACCAGTGGTTGATGTTGCGTTGTTAAACAGTGTATACATGTATAACAAATTACAAAGTCAAGAAACATATTTCTTTGATTTTATTGATCCGTTGCAAGGTAAAATACTGGGCGTTGCTAGACAAAATATTGATTTTATCAGTCAAGTAAATCCAGCACAGTATAATTTTGGCCCAATCAACAATATTGGTAACTTCTGGGGTTCTGAGCGAGTAGGAACCATCTGGTGGGACACAACAAACGCACGATTCATTGATCCAAATCAAGACGACATTGTGTATTCCAGTCGCCGATGGGGACAATTGTTTCCTTCCAGCACAGTAGATATCTATCAATGGGTTGCTAGTTCAACACCTCCAGCCAGTTACACAGGTGAAGGCACACCATTAAATACCACCAGCTATTCAGTAAGAGCACAGTTAACTATCACTGGCACATTTGAAACTGTGTATTATTTCTGGGTCACAGGAATTACAACCATTGCTATCAATGAAGGGAAAACTCTTAGCACCACTGGCATTGCTAGATACATTGAAGAGCCACGTAGTAGCGGCATACCTTATATTGCTGCACTTGATGCCAGCACAGTGGCAATCTATAATGGATCGCAATATCTTTCAGCCTCTGACACAATATTACATGTAGATTTTTCACAGGAATTGTCAGACGCAAACATTCATACTGAATTCCAATTGATTGCTGATGGTAATCCAAACAGTTTCCTTGCTGATAATCTTTACCAGAAGTTACAAGACAGCTTCTCTGGATACAATCAAAACGGTGCCCAGGTTCCTGACCCATTCTTGAGTCCACCAGAACAGTATGGTGTAGCATTTAGTCCTCGTCAAAGTTTATTTGCCAATCGGTTGTTGGCGTTACAAAACTATCTGACTCGCACCAATGAAATACTAAAGTATTTGCCTATTGTTGAACAACGCAGATTTATATTGTTAAATTCTAGCGAACCTGTTCCGGCTGCTGGCAGTGAAGAATATAACACTGTGTTGGATAACATTGAACAGTTGAGTTTTCAAAATTTAAACCAAGTTCCATTGGGATACAAATATTTGATTCTGTCAGACAGCACCTTCAATGGGGCCTGGACAATCTATGAGGTTATTCTAGAGTCCAATGCTCCTGCGGCTCCTAAAGCTACACAGTTGTTTAGAATTCAGAATTTCAATACAAAAAACTATTGGTCTTATATTGATTGGTATCAATTAGGCTACAATTCTTCAACAATTCCAGTTGCCCAGGTTCTAAATTACGCTAGCCTTGTAACACTCGATGTCACAGTAGGTAGCAGTGTCAAAGTTACAGCCAACGCTCAAAATAAATGGGAAATATATCTCAGAACCGACACTGGATGGGATCGTGTTGGCCTACAAGATGGCACTATTGCCTTTGATAACACCTTGTGGGATTATGCCGCCGGCCGTTATGGATTTGACGCTGAAGTGTTTGATGCCCAGTATTATGATCAAGAACCTGTAATAGAAACACGAAATATCATACAAGCAATCAACAATGAGTTATTCATAAATGACTTGGCTATTTTCAAGAATCAATTGTTAATTTTAATGTTCAAGTTTATATTAACCGAAGAACAGGCGCCAGATTGGCTGATGAAGACCAGCTTTATCAATGTTCGTCACGATATCAGATCATTGTTGCCGTTTCCAACGTATCGTCAAGACAATCAAGATTTTGTGTCAGACTACCTGCAAGAAGTTAAGCCATATCATGTGCAGGTTAAACAGTTTAATTTGGTATACAAAGGACAGGATGAATATCCTGGATTTGCTACGGACTTTGACAATCCACCATATTACGATACCTCGCTAGAAATACCGCAGTTCATTAGCCCAATTTTATTACCGTATACCAAGAGCACTGCGGTAGGAACCGGCCGGCCTAGTGACATTGCAGATACACCAGCCAACGCAGAGATATGGGCAACAACACCTTGGCAAGAATGGTACAACAATTATTTGTTAAGTTTAACGTCAGTCAGTGTTACTGCAACAGGATCTGGATATGCCACAGAACCAGAAGTAATCATTGGAACCGAATGGACAGCCGACACAGCGTATACGCTAGGTCAACAGGTATTTTATGGATCCAATTTATATTCAGTAACTGTGGCCGGAACTTCTGCTGATGTTCCGCCATCATGGATTACTGGTAGTGAACTAAGTGGTACAGCCACATTAACCTATGTTGGAACGCCGGCCACAGCGGTAGCAGTTATCAATTCTCAACTGCAGGTGATAGCAGTCAATGTTGTTGATGACGGCGCCGGGTATACAACAAATCCTGTAATAACATTTACTGGTGGCGGCCTGCCTACTGACTCAGCAATAGAATGGCAATCCAATTTAGCCGTAACAGTTAATAATTATATTATTACTACCTCAGCTCCTGGCAACATATTTAGAGTTACAGTATCTGGAAATTTAGGTATTAGTGAGCCAACAATTCCTACACCAACAACTACCCCTGTTATTAACGGAACAGCAACGTTAGTATATGTTGGAACAGTAGCGCAAGCTCGGGCCAACATGGGCAATCCGCTGGTTCGAGAATTCAATGTGACTATTAAGTATGACCGCTACGAGTATGTAAGCACCATTACTGATTGGAATTATTTGGTAGCTGTGTATCCGGCCAACACGCAAGTTCGATTTGCAGACACTGTATGGCAAGCAATTGATACTGTAACCAACACTCCAATCGTGCTCAATTCAACCGGTACCGCTGGCGAATACACATTGACTGTGCCATCAACTACAGGGCTGGCCACTGGTATGATTGTAACCGGACTTGGAATCCCAGCAGATACTACTGTTACTGAAATTAACGAAGTTGACAATATTGTAACAATGAGTCGTGCGGTGTTGCAGTCAATCACATCAAAGCCCGTAAATTTCTATAGTCCATTTGTAGTTGAAGAATGGGATCGAGTACCAGCCAGCACACTAAGTGGTATCAACCGAACACAAGGTTTTTACTTGCCAACAGTTGACCAGCCTGGCCGTAGTTTGCCATTGTTGATAGACGGGCTAAACTATCCTGGAGTGCAGGTGTATGGACTGGGTTTTGACTTCAATACTGGATATGACGTAGGCAACTATGACATCAATCCATTTGACAATATCAGCTATGGACCTGAAGGTTTTCCAACTTACGATCCGGTATTGCTAGATGCCACCTATTCAAGTTCATTTGATGATGTGTTCTTAGGAACCAGACCAGCAGATATCAATGTCAACGGCGGCGGATACATAGATGAATTTAGCAGTTATGCACCAGAAGAATTGGTCCCAGGCAGCGAGTTTGACACTTTAGATTTCCGTGTTTATACCTCTCCAGGATTTGATAACACTGGGCTTGGACACGGATTCCCAGCAGCGTCACAGAGATTTGTGTATGATCCAGCAAATCCTGTGTTGAGTTTTGCAGGGTTTTTAGAGCATCCATTTACAGTTGTTGTGTTTAATGCAACTTCAGGATTGGCTATTGAACCAACCAATTATGATTGGGCCAACTATGAAGTCACAATTGATCCAGCGACATCTAGTGTAGGAGATATTATAAATCTTTATATAACTGGCGTCGGCGGCGGCAATCAGTTGTATCTCAACACTTATAACCAAGCGGCGCTTGATGAAATAGTAGTACCTTTTGCAGTGCCATCTGTATACAACATTACCACAACATACACATGGGGTGATGTAGTTTCCTACAATGGTGATTTTTATCGCGCCACAGCAGTAACCACTGGAAATCTTCCAGTCAATTTGGTTGGTTGGACACTGGTGTCCGGCGCCGCAGTGATTTATCAAATATTGATCTACAACGGCGAAGAACAACTAGAAGCTGGAACTGACTATACTGTCTCGAGCAGTGGTGGTTCGACCACAGTTGCATTTGCTACAACATACGATGATACCGCACGTATTAATCTAGCTGTGTTTGGATATGCAGTTGATGGCCCGACTCATAGTTGGAGCCTGCCTGTGTTCCAAACTTTGGAAGCTACCGGCGGAACTACAGTTGATTTAATTAATAGTCTACAAGGCACCAACGCAGTTAATCTTATTATAGTAGTCAACGGGCAAAGACTTAATCCGTATCAAGGCAGCGAATACGTGGGTGATAACGTAACCGTTGAATATGAGTTGCCTAACAGTTATGGGTACGACCCTGCGTTAGTGTCTGATAACGATGTGTTTGTATTTGTTGACAATGTTAAATTAATCCAAGACTTGGACTATGTAGTTGACGCTTACGACGGAATATCTGATTATAGAACCATAACATTCACTACAGCCCCAGTCACTGGATCTAAAATACTATTGTCGGTTGCAACTGAATGTGGATATCGATTATACAACCAATCGTTAACATTCCTGCCTGGCAACATACCAGCCGCTGGAGATATTGTTGAAATAATAACTTGGAATGATACTTCAGAACAAAGATTGTTGACCGAAGTGTTTGTTGGGCCTGGCACGATCAATAATAACACATTTGATCTTGGACGCGAAGTTACTAATCCAGAAAGATTATTGGTAACACTAAATGGGCATTGGCTGTTTAATGGACTTGACTTTGTGATTGCTGGAACCAACATAACTATTTCTGGGCAGACTATTATATCAACTGATGTGCTAGCAATTACACTCTTTACTGATAGAGTGGTTCCAGACCCAATGGCTTTCCGCATATTCCAAGATATGCGTCAAGTTCAGGCTACCTATAGAATTACTCCCAGCACCACAACTACTTTGGTCCAACCTGTTGAAATAACAGACGACATAATTTACGTAGAGGATGCATCAGCGTTAAGTGAACCAAACTTTGCCACATCATACTCCAATAATATTTCATATAACCTTGGTGCTGTAGTTATATACAATACCGAGTTTTATCGGGCCATTGCATTTACCACTGGGAATTTGCCAACTGACACTAACTACTGGGAGTTAACTGATGGTGCTGCAAATATTTGGGGGATCCTTACTGTCAACGGTGAACGTATTTTATATCGTAATAGAGATACCGTGACCAACACAG